TAGACCTGAGACGCGAGTTATTGCACCACCAGATCCGAATGAGGTTGTTGGTACTTCGGCTGCCGAAGTGCTGAGAGTTACCGCAGCGACGTTCGAGGTGATGTCCGTGCCGTTGAGTGAAACATTTGCTTGTGTAAGAACTAACTTTGCCATGATTATTTATCTCCTGCCTTGTCGGCTTTAGAAGTTGATTTTTCTGCCACCAGAACAATGCGACCCGATGCCAGTAGAGAGTCTAGATGGTCAACCTCACTGCCATCAATAGTGGCTGGATATTGTTTATCTAGAACGGTGAAGCCTTCGACGACCTGATATTTTGCCATAGGTTAAGCGTACACCACGACACGGAAGTCGACTGTTAGGTAGGTTGTGTCGTTTGCGTCAACGGTTGTGATGTTGGATGCTTCTTCGACGATGAGTGTTCGGGCGTATCCGCCGAGTGTTGTGTCGGCTTCAATTGCGGCACGAATCCCGTTGTCATAAGACAAGTAAGTGTCCATCAGGTTCTGTGCGGTGCGTTCGGCAGCACGACCCACGATGACGCTGACAGTGAAGACGTGTGTGACTAAGCCTGCTCGCATCGCACCGTGGTAGGTGATCGACTCCAAGGTCGGCCATGCGATACCGCCGAGAGATGGGTTTACTTGGTCGGGTTGTTGTGCGTAGGCGCGAAGGTTCGTGATTGTTTCAAGCCGAGTCTTGATGCCGTTCTTTAGTTCGGTGACTGTTGCGCTCATGCAAACATCCGCATTCGGCGATATGGCTCGACAAGTTGTGCGACGTCTGGGTCGAGTGCGCGTGTCACTCGTATCGCACCCAAGTCTCCGAAGCCGGCAACGCCGAGCGGTGAATCGTAACGCTTAAAAATTCTGGATGCCTGAATGATGACGGCTTGTGTGATCGGTTCAGGTACAGCAGGCCAACCGTAGATGGCTGTGAGTTGCACCAATGCTTCCGATCCGAAGTTCGCGTTTAATGTCGGGAACAGATAGTCGCCGACTGCACGAATGCGTGTGTACGGAACAGTGAGTCCGTCCAAGATTCCGTTAACTGGTTCTAGTTGCCAATCGCTTGGAGTCCATGTGACATCGAAGTTGCCATCTGCGAGTGTCGAAGTTTTGAGTGTGATCGCTGTGCTTGAAATGTCATCAATCTCGCAAACAAACTCGTCGCCTGCGGTGAACACTCTGGTCGTCGCTGAGCCGTATGCCCAGAACTGTCGGTTTGCATAGCCGTCAATCAGTCGTGAAGCTGCACCGGCACAGTTGTCAATCAGTTCGTCGTCTTGTGTGTCGGCGGTGCCGATACGAAGAGCAGCCTTAATCTGGTTGCGTGTGGCATAGCCGTTCGTGATCGCCATAGTTCCTTTATCTTACTTCAGAGTCTGGACAAGTGTACTCGGCAATGAACTTGTGCATCTCAAGGTCAGCCTCAATATGAGAACCAGACGAGATACGGTTCGGTTGAATATCGTTCACCAAAACTTGAACACCAGCAGGCTTAAACCATCTCGCACCATGCACATGACACTTCCACCAAAACGCCCAATCCGACCAATACACATTCGGATACCCGCCAGTCCGCACCCAAATATCTTTCGTGAACCAAGACGTACCCATCACATGATTCGCCATCGGATAAGTAGCGAAGCGTTCAGGAGCAGAAGGGTTCACACCACCATGAGACATGAACCGCAAAGTGTTCGCGACCACATCAAAATCGCCATCTGGAATACAAGCAAACGCATCAGGATAAAACCTGTCATCCATCCCACACCCAGCGATCCAACCATCTTTGATTGTCGCAACCGCCGCATGATACATAGCATCAATTTTTCGAGTCCGACACTCAACCAGTCGACACGGCAAATCTTTCACACCGCAATCATCATCAGGATGGTACGCAATAACCACATCATCAGCCGGTGGGTTCAATGCCTGTACAGAATCCCACCAACCCTGCACCTCATCTTTGTATGCTGTACCCCACGCAAACCCGACAACCGTGATCACAACGCCTGAGTTTTCTCGATGAACACATCCAACTGCTCAGCCATCTTCGGGAAGTAATCAAGATACGCCTGGAATGATTTGCCGACATCGGCTCGTGCCTCATCAAGTTTTGATACACAATCAACCGCACCAAATACTTTCATCGGACCAGAAATCAACTGCCCAATATCCCAAGCGTTCTCACCTTGAATCAACACAACCGGACATCCACACAAAGTTGCCTCATGCACAATCGCCGTATACGGATCAAACGAAATCAGATACTCCGCCGACCGCATCTCATCGGCAAGATCCTTCCGAGACGCAGGCCAAGAATGCGTGATCAACTTCGCACCATCAGGCACATACCCTTCACGACCCTTACCAACCCACACCAACACACCCGACCTTTTACCTTCACCAGGATAAAACAAATCAGGCTCCAGATAAGGCACATTCAACACAGGACTCTGATTAATGTTCGGATGCCAAACAAACTGCAAGCCATCTTTCTTCGCATGATTCAACAACCACCACACGACACGATCCGAACCCGAAGGATTACCTTCAACAATCTCAGGATAAACATGAATCGCATCGTCAGGAATCTCAAGACATTCAGGCACAGACCAAGGATTATCAACAAATGGCATATGGGTCATCTTCATCTCCGCTTGCAACCCACGATCACGCAACAACTTGCCGAGCAGATACAACACTCGAATCCCGCCAGACACACGCCTATAGTCAGGCGACCAAATCACATACGGTTTCATCGCCGCCACACCCATGATGCAGGATGTTTCCCGTCACGGATCCACTTCGGCCAATCAGCCGAAATCTCAACTTCGTTCAGAACACAACGATCCAAGAAAACTCCCTCTTTGAAACATCGAGCAATCGTTTCCTCGACATCGCCGACATTCAATTCTTGATGGCTGAATTGTTTGATTTTGTTGATGCAGCGTTCAGGTCCGCCCATCCAACCCAAATGCCATCCGCCGTGTAGACGATAGAAGTTGTGTCTCATTTGGCGTCGCATCACATCGGCTGTGCCGTTACGGAACCGCCAAGGACCACCAATACAAGTCAACTCCATCGGTGCTTCCCAATGCACACTGAACACTAGATGCCGCATCATCACACCATGCCAAGCATTAGAGAACGAACCGATCATCGAAGGCGACCAGATCTCGTCGGTGTCGGCGACCGTGATCACATCATCATCTTGAATGCCTAACTTCTCGGCAACGGTAAAGATTTGATTCCGAGCGTCCGCCTCACTATCCCACGCATTCGGATGAACAGTTGTCTCATAGTCAACCCAATGAATCTTGTCCTGCCATTGCTCAAACTTTTCACGCGACTTGCGTTCCCTCGGAATACCCGTGAACGACTTGTCGCCTTCAATGATGATGAACTTGTCAACGTAATCGGCGAGTTCGTAAAGGCGGCATTCTAAGACGTCGTCTTCGCCGTTGTACAGGATGCCGTCAAAGACTTGCATCAATCCCAACTCAGGTCTAGACGCCTTTGCAAATCCCATTCGCCGGCATCGAGACGCACGTTCCGCAACCTGAACAGTTCAAGATTTGATTCAAAACTTTTGCGATTCTTCTCAACCAGCGACGGGTCGGAGTTGAGTGTTGACGAGTTGTCGTGGTGAACGATTGCGTTTGTTTTGATAATTTTCTTTTGCATTCGTGTTGCTCGACGCTCATAGTCGTTGTCTTCGAAATAGGCGGGATGGAACGCTTCGCAGAACAGGCCGACATCTTTGACGACTTGTGAACCGATCCAAGCACAGCACCAACCTGGTTGACCTGCCAAATGAATCTCGTCTGTGTGGCATTCACGGTAGAACTTTTGAAGTTCGCCACGCTCAAAGAATGCGTCCGAGTTGAGAAGAATCCAACCTTGTGCGAACGGTGTCATTTTGATACCAAGATTCCAAGATGTCGCCACACCAAGATTGCTCGGCATATTCAAGATATATCGGTTCTCAATGTTCGAGTTTTTCGGCAACGACAAACAATCCTTTTCGATCAGTCCGCCGTTGTCGATGATGATTAGATTCTCGACCTCGCAGTCGATTGATTTAATGCAGCGTTCAAGTAGGTCATATCGGTTGAGTACGGGTATGACTATGACCGGCACCATGCAGACAGCTCCTTCATTGCAGGCTTCCAAGACTCCTCAAAAACCTTGTCGGCTCCGTACCCTAGGGCATGGGTGATCGCGTCCTTAGACGGGCCTCTAGGCGCGTTATAGGCCGACTTCAGAGCATTAACGATGTCAGGCACGTTAGGTGTGAAGAACCATGACTTCTGTGCCGCATCCCACCAAGGCTGACCTTCGACCGTCCAGCCGTCACCGACCAGTTCAGGTTGCGCCGTGAAGTTTGAAACGATCACACGACAACCACAAGCCTGAGCCTCAATGACAGGAATACCAAAACCTTCACCCATCGAGCAAGCCAGCAGAACATCGGATGCTGTGTACATCGCAGCCATCACATTCTGAGGCATACCATGCCGATACGCATACTGATCAACGATCCGATACTTGTCATCGCCGATACCGCAAGCACTCATCAACTCGACCAGATTGATACCAGACATCGCACCATTCGGTTCCGTGTACAAATACAGCACAGCGTCAGGATGATCTTTTGCGAAAATAGAGAACGCAAGAATGTTCTCAGCCCAAGCCTTACGCGCAGGCTGCGAACCTTTATTCGTCGCAACCATCGACACCACGAATCTGTCTTCTTCCCAGCCCATGAACTCGCGACCAGTCATCTTCCGACCATTCGCCAATGTCACCGATTCGGTTGGTTGAAACACAGGTTCGATTGCGTGAGGAACATAAAGATGATTCACACCTGCGATGTCAAGCATCCGTGAACCAAACTTTGACATCGCTATCGGTCGCACATTTTTGCGTGAACACCAAGCCAACACATCTGGCGGTGTCGGCTGATGATCAATCGGAACCCATGACGCGATGTTTTTCCAATCTTTCAACGACTCAGATTTCAACACCCACACGTCAAACAAAGTCATCATCAACGTCGGTGTCGACAAATCTTGGTTAGCCCATTCCATTGTGTGTGCAACAACGACGTCGTCAGAGTATGTGAAGAGTCCTTGCGGATATATTTTGAATCCGTTCCATGTCGATGCCGAACCTGCTAGTCCGTACATCGCGTGGACTGCTACTTGGTGGCCTTCTTTCGCGAGCCTTTGGATGACTTGCGCGGTTTGCTGACCGTATCCTGTTGCAGCCCAAGGTGCGTTGCTATACCAGAGGACTCGGAGTCGGTCGGGATTGGTAGGTCTGACACTTCCAACAAGTGCGCTACGCCCGCTCGGAGCAAACGCTCCGCTAAATATCCCGGCATCTCCACCGGTATGCCCTTGACGATTACGGTCTGCCACATGATCCTCCTAAGAATAGTGCAGAGAAATGGAAAGTCCACGGCCAACCCTGCACGAAATGGCCGTGGACTTAATCCTAGTCACAGTCCTTGCGGACTGTCATGTTTTTACTTCGAAAGAACTATTAAGCAGTTCCGCCGATGAAGTATTTGACATGTGATGTTTGTGGCAAGTTGCCGTCAACACGCATCGTTGCGCGGAAGGTAACAAGGCCTGCGTTGAATGCGTAGTCATCGCTGCGATCCAACTTGATGCCGCCAACTTGACGAACATAGTACGAAGGAAGGTGTCCGAAGATTACCGACTTCGCGTTAGTTGCTGTGTTGGCCATTGCTGGGTTCTCGAATACTGGGTATCCAAGAAGCAAGTCTTGCGCATCAGCGTTGAGTGCTGGTGAGAAGACGTAATTGCCTGCTGTGTCTTTGAGAGAACGCATCTTCGCGATTGAAGACGAGTTCATCTGGAAGCCTGAACCTGCAAGACGACGACCTGTTGTGTCTACCGAGTAGACGAGGCTGATCAAGTTGTCTGCTGTGAACTGACCAGTCACACCCGTTCCGCCAGTTACGCCGGCAGCTGCTGCTGTGACGATACCTTTTGGTTGGTTTGTGCCTGTTCCAGTTGTCAAAGCATCGTTCACACGGAAGCCAAGTTCGTTGCCGACCTGTGCTGCCAAGAATGACAAGATGTCAACACCGCTGTCTTCGATCAACTCTGTTGAGAGTTGAACAAGGAACGAATACTTGTATGCGCCCAAGGTGATGAACGAGTTGAAGATTGGATCTGACTCGCTGATTGCTGTGCCTTCGCCAACGATTGCTGCAGTTGAATACTGAGCAAGTGATGGAATCTGAAGGTTTTCGCCTGATGCTGTGTTCAAGACTGTCGAAGTCTGGAGCATTGGACCAACGTTACGAGCAAGCATGATTACTTGGTCATAGAACGATGTTGGTACTGGTGCGCCTGCTGATGTCTTTACAACGTCACGCTTCTCAAACGAGTGCGAACGAAGTTCGCCCTTCGCCATTGAGCGAATGACTTCTGCATCTGAACGAACACCGCGTGGAGCGTCAGCGACAGGACGAACCTGGTCTGCGATGTCACGAGTTGCTGCTTCAAGACGAAGTTCACGGGCCTCAT